TCTGGATTCACAAACTCGGATCCAGGACTTGAAGATACCTCTGAATCTTTTGGTTTGCCAGCGACAGCTGACTTTATGTTTGCTTTGGTCAGCAATGAGGAGTTGGAAGGATTGAATCAGATTATTGTTAAACAGTTAAAGAATCGCTATAACGATCCAAGTTTCTATAAGAGATTTGTTATTGGAGTTGATCGAGCGAAAATGAAACTGTATGATGTAGAAGCATCCGCACAAACACTGAGTGATTCAGGAAAGAGCGATGACGATGAACCAATGTTTGATAAAAGTAATTTTGGTCGCAGACAAAAAGCAGAATCATTCGAAGGATTTAAGTTTTAGGAGAAAGATATGGTAAAGGTAATTGTAGCAAAAGAGAAACTTGATATGACTCATATGTTGGGACAATTCCCAGATGAGTCGCATTATGATTTCCTCATTGAAGAGGATTGTGATGTTTACATGCCAGCCAATTGCGATCTAGCCACACAAGCAGATTGCGACCAAGAATGTTCATCATGCGACACAGGCGCAGACGAAAGACGAATTGTTTTGAAGTTCCGTAAGAACTACTTCAGTAAAGAACAACAAGACCAAGCGTATATTGGTCTCCGTGAAGCAGCAACTGAAACCCAGAACAGAGGTATGGCTGCAGGTCCAAGAGCAGAGAAGTTGGGTAATCGTGAGTGGGTCACTGAATACGAATCAGACATTATTGAATACTTCTTGGATCCAAAAGCATCACTGGACGGAGATCCAATTGATGTTATTAAAGCCAAGCACGAAGGTAAGACTGATAAACCATCCACAAGAAACAATGTTTGGGGTATTCAAGCAGTCAAGAGAGACGGATTTGTATTCAACGAATGGGTTGAGAAAGTTCGTAAACTAGATGCATCTGATATGGTTACTGAGGCAAGACGAGTAGAGAAAGCGTATGTCTGCGCAACTACCTATGCCAATGGTGTTATGTCTGGCATTGCTGGATGGTTCGATCGTTATCCTCGTATCCCTTATGGTCGTGCGACTTCTTATACTGCTCGTGAACCAGCAAAGTTTGCCATGGCATATCCATTCCTTCAGCAACTTGCGCAAGGTTTCAAAGACTTGTTGCCATGGAGATATAATAATCAGATGGAAGCAGCAAAGAAACTAGATCCTGCTTTCTTAGTTCCTGGAACTCCATTCACTACTGTCACTGTTAATAAGTCTTTCAGAACTGCGTGTCACTTCGATGCTGGTGACTTCACTGAAGGTCTATCCAATCTATTGACATTGAGTAATAATGGTAACTACAAAGGATGTTATTTGGTTGCACCAGAGTATCGTGTTGCTGTCAATCCAAGACCTGGAGATTTGCTACTCATTAACAATCATGAAGTAATGCATGGCAATACTCAAATTGAATTGCTGGACGAAGAAGCCGAACGAATTTCATTGGTAGTTTACTTCCGTGAGAAGATGGCTGAGTTGGGATCTAAACAATACGAAGATTGTCGTTATGAATTTGTTGAACAACGAAGACTTAACAAAGAACACCCAGACCAAAAATATGAAGATGGTTCTCAACGACATCTTTGGAATGGTGTGAGTTCTGCAATGTGGGAGTCTGAAGAGTGGTATGAATACCTTGAGTCAAAACTTGGTAAAGAAACCCTGTTGAAGTATCATCCAGAGTCACAAAAGGCAAACTCACTTGAAGGATTCTTCTAATGTGCTCAGTGATTGGCGCAATTATTAAAGAACCTCGTGCCAAGGATTTCTTAATGCTGCATCGTGTGTTCCTTGAGTCTAAGATTAGAGGGATGCACGCTACTGGGATCTCCTATGTTAAAGCCAATTCTATCGTTACACAAAAGCTACCAGTCTCTGCGGATAAGTTTCCATTCGATTTCGAATCATATTTGAATGAAGACGGCAATCTCTACTTGATCGGACATTGTCGTTACTCTACATCAGACTTAGAATATAATCAACCAATTGCCAACGAGAATCTTTCGGTAGTCCACAATGGTGTTATCACTCAAGAGTTGCCAGAGAAGTGGAAAGAACTCTATGGCTATGATTGTGAAACTAAAAACGATACTGAATTGATTTTACATACTGCAGAAGATTGTATTAGTCCATTAATTCGATGGAAGGATTCTAGTCTTGCAGTGATTGAGTTGCATACTGATAAACGAATTAGATTCTATCGCAATGGTAAACGACCATTATACTTGACTTCTATATCAAATGGGTGTATAATTACTTCTACTGCTGATGTACCAAAACGAGCAGAAGTTCCAGGATTCCCTATTAACACTTTGATGAACCATTACATTACATTTGATGACCAACTTGCAATGACAATTGAAAAAGAAGTTATTGAGGATGCCGTGGATTTACAATATGAACTTTGTTAATTCAACGAGAGTTGAAGAGTTAATTAAAAATAGCCCAGCTGGTAAGAACACCAAGTTCTTATCGGCTGCACATTCATTATGGTATCGGTTTCATAACTATGACAAAGCACCACCAATGGCTCTTGAAGTGAATGGTGATGTTGTTTGTTTAATCTTTGCCACATTCAATCGTGATGGTTATAGCAATCTCTATGAGATTGTTACACTTGAAGGACAAGAAGGTAATGGATATGCATCGAAGTGTTGGGATGCATGGATTGATTATGCTGTGAAAGAAAGAAAGATGACTCGACTAAAGATGTCGTGCACTCCTTCTTCAGTTACATGGCACTACAAGAATGGTTTGATTTGGTGGGCAGTAGATCCAACAGGTTCACTTCGTTCAGACCAACCATTGTTTCCAACAAGAGCCGAGCAGATTGCTTATCGTGACTTTGCCATTGTGAATCCACTTCAAGCATTACCACCATACAAAGCCAGAGACCAATTTCGTGGTGAGGGTTTGGAAGCGTACAAGTGGGGTGAGAAGAAGAAAGCAAAGAGCCAAACAGCAATTGATGCAGTCGGTAAGGCATGGTTGAGAGATGCATTACTAGAACAACCATCATTGGAAGAGTTTTTAGTATGACCAAAGAATATCGTAAGGTAATGGGATTCACTCGCAAGGATGAGTTTCAAAAGTATCTTTCAGCAAAAGATATTAAAGAGCCAAACTGGACAGTGATTCAACAACAGAATTCTCGTTTAAATAATATCTTTACTAAAATCAATCAACAGTTATCTGTTCCATATGAAGGTAACATAGATCAAGACATCATTGATACCTTTATGAAGATTAAGAACCACAATATTCTTCCTCGTATGAGAAACAATGGTCGTGCCATAGAAGATGTTTACTATAACTGGATGCTTGGTTACCTGTCTGAAAAGATATTTACTCCATTTATTATTGATAAATTAATATTAGGTAAACTCGAAAGAAATGGTGGAGATGACCTAACGAGCATTGATACATTTAAGAGAACAGGTGATGCAGATTTGATTGACAAGACTGCCGATGTTCGTATTGATGTTCAGTGCGGAACTGGTGATGGTGTATCAACTATTAAAAGACATAAAGTTGATCATGCACTAAAACATGATGGTGCTTCTTATTGTTTTCTAATTGGATTGTTCACTGGCACATATGCCATTGTAAATTTAAAAGATATAAAAGACGAGTTGTTTTATAAAAACGAAAGATGGGAAAACCAGTTATGCTGGGATGTTCCTGAGATTTCATTTAAGAGATGGTATGCTTGATTATAGACTAGAACAAAATCGTAAGGAAGCGTTTATTCGCTGGTATGCTTGGTCGTTGAAGTATGATGATTGCGATCCTGCAGTGTGGGCAACAAACTACCTAAACAAAAGATACGAGCATAACGATGAACAGAAGTTATGGTTGTGCTGGTTGTATGGTAACACATACTATCTTCCAACTGCTTGGGTATTGATGAATGAATTCCCAGACTTCGAGTTGGCAACAGTTGATCGTATGACTCAATGGAACACTACCAACTATAAACGATTAAGATATCAAACTGACACAAAATGGAACAAGGGGCATCTTCCAACCATGTTCGCATCGTATCAACAATTCATTGGTGGAAGAACACAACGAGAGAAATTGGAGAGTTATTATGGAGACACTGAGGAAGCAAACTTTAATAATCTGTGGCAAAGCGTTAAGTCTGGCTTGCATAAGTTTGGTCGTTACAGTACTTGGTTTTATCTTCAGCATCTTAAGCATACCGCTGGTGTTCGGATCAATCCTACTTCTCTCATGTTGGACGATTATGATGGCTCTCGCTCTCATCGTAATGGACTTCTTTATGCCCTCGGACAAGAAAACAGTGTGGATAGAAAACTCACTGCAGCGGAGTATGGAGATCTTGAGTCACAAGCCCATGAGATTCTTACAGAGACGAAAGCGAGATTTCCAGAACTCACATCGAGTATAGATTATTTTACCATGGAAACCTGCCTGTGTTCTTTCAAGAAGATCTTCAGGAAGAGTCGTGGAAGATATCTTGGATACTATCTTGACAGACAAGCAGAAGAGATTATTCAGTGTGAGAAAGATGGTTGGTATGGTATTGACTGGAATGTTCTATGGCAGTCAAGAGAAGAAACTATTGATTTGAGATTAGACCATAGACATGGTATTGATAAAGAGAAGTTTACATCCTTCCTTAATACTGGTACACTCCAGAATTTAGATTGGATGTTTGAAGATGAAGAACCTATATTAAATGGATTGGAGATGTTTACATGACGACAGTAATTGGTGGAATTATGCACAATGCGGCAACAGGTGATATGAAAGTTATGACTGACACAGGATTAGTTTCAATTAGCAATGGTGGCATAACAACAGGAAGTCTTACAGTATCTTCTGGTACTGTTTCTTCCAGTACTCTATCATTCGGTGGATTTGATATGGAAGACTTTCTTGACACGCATTCGTTCAATAAGATTACAGTTGAACATAAGGTTGCCGAGTTCGAGTTAGCCAAATTAAAAGAAACTGTTCCAACCTATGCAGACGAGATTAAAGAAAACTTGTCTAAGAATCTTGCACGAGATATAATTAAGAAAACTACCTTCACCAAGAAGCACAATGTAGATAGTGACACACACCACTTTCTCGGAAGAGTATGGGTGTTCACTGAAGATGAATTGAAGAACCTAATCCAAGAAGCCAGAAATGCTTAAAGATAACTTTGGTCTTGCAGACTCTATTAATATTAAGAAAGTGACTAATCCTATGAAAACTCGTAAACTGATTGCTGTGGGTGGACAACCTGGAACTGGTAAGACCACTCTATTTCGCAAGTTTATGGAAGGAAAGGATTGGATTGATGTTGCTCCAGTTAAACTGGTAAATGCTAGCTACAATTTAGAGCGAGATCTATACATTCTAGGTAAGTATGAAGAGGGTCAAGTCTTCGCTGGAACGGATCGACTTTCTATGGCAGTCCAACCTCCACTACAAGACTGGATCGCTTCACACAACTGTAACATCCTATTCGAGGGAGATCGAATCTTTAATCAGTCTTTCTTAGAGTTCGCTATGGGATTACCAGATACAGATCTTCAGGTGGTCTATTTGAAGACTACTAAAGAAGTCCTAGAACAGCGTTATAAGGATCGTGGATCCGACCAATCTGAACAATTCCTAAAAGGCAGAGAAACTAAATATAGTAATCTACTATCAAACTTTGAACTGATGCCTTATATTACCGAGTTTAGTAACACTAACTTAGAGGAGCAGGGAAAGGTACTCGCATTCTTGGAGGATAATTTCAAGATGTAAAATGCCTTTCTGGGATGTAAAATGTCATGCAATTTTGAATTCCTGGAAAACGCTAATTACGATTGGATGGATCTGCTCAACTTTCAAGAGCGTCCATTCAGAGCGAAATTTATACCTTCGAAAGTATGGCAAGACCTAGACAACTATTGCAACGATAGTAAGGGTCTTTCAAACTATTTCAGAAAGTGGAGAACTAAGGTTGAGTTCCTTCCACAAAAATCTAAAGCCAAATTGTACGATAACTATGTTGCCGTTGGTGGTGAATATGGACCAGATGAAAGACAGTGCTGTATCCAGATATACACAACTTCATTCGATAGGTTTCCATTCACACAAGATACTTGGAACAAGTTTAAGTATCGTATAATCCAGACTCAAATGCATGAGTTAATACACTTTATGCAGTTCGACAGAAGAGGAGATGAATGGTCTGGCTATGTCGTTCCTTACAAGAAAGTAAAACATGAAAAGAAGAACATTGAGAGAAGATATCTCTCTGAGTTCGATGAAATTCAGGCATATGCCCACTGTGTGTTACTTGACTTCAAAATCTACAAACCAACTATCACCACAGAAGAACTAATCAATAGAGCCAAGCACTCTAAGGATTCTTCCACCCTAAACTACATCCTTAAAGCATTCAATTACGACTATCGTAATAACGCTGCAATTCCTAAGTTAATGCAGCAAATCGCTAAGTGGGATCGTAAATACCAGCGAACTATCAGAGCATCTCGTCGTCCTAAATAATAGGTTATAAAACCTATTGTTGATGGATAAAATGGCGGAACCACAAAGTTATTCGATCGAAACTCTAATCACAGCATTGGCTGATGTCGGTTATACTGATGTCAAAAAGCTGAGTGATAAGAAAGTGGCTGTTCTTACAGACAAGAACAGAGTCTCCACGCTTGAAGATATCCAAATAAAACTAAGAGGACAATACGATCCATCACCATCATCTGAATCTTCAGTTGGTCGTGTAAGGGTACAACAATTTCAAATTCTTGCTAAACCTGCAGGGAAGCAAGGTAAAGCGTCTGCTGGTGTTGGTAATGAAGATTTTCTAATTGACTGGATTAATGATACTGCAAAGACTGGTCCAATTAATGTAATCTTTAAATCACCGAATAATACATATGTCGTTAATGGTTGTAAAAAAGCAACATCAGTTGGTACTGACACTGCTGGAAGAAAAAAGGCAGATGTGATTCTTGAAGATATGGCTGGAGTTAAATACTCTATCTCTATTAAGAAAGACGATGCCGAAACTTGGGAGTCTGCTGACTCATACTTTAGCGCAGAAGCCAAAGGTATTATTGATAAAGCGGTGGTTGCCAAGAAGACTAAATTAGTAAATCACAGTACTTATTATACCATTGAACCTAACATTGCAGTTCATGCTAAACTACAAGAAAAGAAAGCAGTAGTATTTGGTTCAGATTTAATTCCAGGTGGTGCAGTTATTACTAAAACATTTGCATCATCTTCTTTTAGTCAAGAGGATGACACCTTGACAGTAACTGTCTCTAATATTATAACTAAATTAGAACATGTCTATGGTGACAAAGATGTTTACTTCCTTATCCGTAATGATAAGACAAGAAAAAGTATTAAAGAATATCCAGGAATTAGAGTACTGGCTTCCTATAAAAAACGCATTAACAAAAATGTAATTGTAGTCGAGAGATAAAAACTATGTTAAATTTCAAATCATTCCTTAAAGAAGAAACAGATATATTGCTAGAGAAAGCATTGTCACAAGACCTAGAGTCTGATGATAAAGGTAAACTCCATGAGTTGCTTCTGGCAAAACATCTTCACTCAGACAAACAACTTCCATTACATCATCGTTCTGAATCTGAAAACGAAGAGCATGCTGGAACACCAGTTCAAGTTCACGATCGCTTAATGAAGAAAATTGGTAAAGCTGCATACGATGAAATTGATTCCCATGCTAAGAATACAGCTGAAGCATTTAAGAAACATCTTCAAGAGCAAGGACATATTGGTGACCATGCTCATATTGGTGATGTTCACTGGACATCTAACGCAGACAAACCAAACAGTCCTGGAGACCATTTTAAGACAGTAAAAGATGCAAATGGTAATGGTGTTTCAGATCCAAATTCAAATGCTGATTTGATTCTTACTCTTAAAAATAAAGAAGGTAAGACAGTTGGATACCATGGCGTATCAGCTAAGTATGGTTCCAATGAACCTAACTATCGTAATCCAGGTCTTGACTCTTTGGAAAAGACTGCTGGTATTGAAAAGGGTAGTTTGAAATCATTGACTGATGCTCACCATAAACATATGGAAGCACTTGGATATAATGGCTCTGCTGATCAAAAGAACATTCAATATAAAATTGATAAGATGGGTATTGATAAGGCAAGAATAGAACATGCCAAACTACAGGGTATTACTGCAACAGGTAAATCTTTAAGTAAGAAAAATAAAATTATGCATGAACATCTAGGTGCATTTATTAATGGTCATGATAGTTTAAAACCAAAAGAACAAGCAGAATATCTACACACTTCTAATGCTCGTGTCAATGCCGCAGAGTCTTCTTCTAGAGATGCAAAGACTGCTGTTGCTAAACAATTTCATGCAGGACTTTCTACTAAATCTGATTCAGAGTTGCGTGACATTATTCGTCAGCATGTTTCTGCTCCAACTCATATTCCGCATTCAGTTGCTCATAGTAAAGTTAAATCTGATGGTTCTTCTGAGCCAGTTATTAAAGCATCCCATAGCATTGCCGATGAACATTTGGCAAACGCTACAGATCTTTATACAGAACATCAAGGAAGCACAGTTGTTATTAAAGGTAAACATCCAATAACCAAAAAGCCAGTTCGTGTAGCTACATTCGCTGTTAAGAGTTCTTCTGGACCGCATAAGAGTCTAGTAGGTACTTTTGGACTGAAATAATCCCCTCAATTCTGTAGGGTTATTGCTTGACAATTATTGCAACTTAGGGTATAATAGTAATATGATGCTAGGATTTAAAGACTTTTTAACAGAGGGTGCGCCAGCCGAAGAGGGTGCAAAACTCAAACACATTACTCACGCTGAAGATCGTCCATTGTTCCACGGAGCAGACGGATTCAATCATGCGTATAATGCCCTACATGGTGCACACTTCCATACCAAACAAGGTATGAACTCCAACAAATTGACAATGAAGTATGATGGCTCACCATCTTTGGTTTATGGACATCATCCAGAAACTGGTAAATTCTTTGTTGCTTCAAAGTCTGCCTTTAATAAAAATCCAAAATTAAATTATACACCTGAAGATGTCGAAAAGAATCATGGACATGCTCCAGGTCTTGTAGAAAAACTCAAAGCAGCATTAGAACACGCACCAAAGATTGCACCAAAGAAAGGTGTATTCCAAGGTGATGTGATGTTCACTAAACCTGATCTTAAGAAAGAAGGAGACAAAACTTCTTTCACACCAAACACTATCACTTATGGTGCA